ACCGATAATATATCTATTTTTGTTCATGGCTAAAGGGTGCTATATCGTTTGTTTGGCGACATTAATATAGTGATAATCATTGAATTATCAAACTCTTTAGCCTTTTTTATTACATTATTTGAGTACTTGCGAAACTTGAATATATGAAAAAAACTCCAGAGCATTAATATGCCTAATCTCACATTATGAATGCGAAAAAGAAACAGGTTCTCATTGTAAAAAAGCAATAGAAATAGTTTCAGATTTCTGGAAAATACCTTTACTAAAGTTATATGATATATCTGGTATTTCTCAAAAAAAAATACAGTCTAAAGGGTATTGGGGTATTGATTACAAATGGAACAAATCTGGATTTACCTTTACATCAAGTGGCGAAAATTGGACATCTAACAATAGAGCGTTTATGTACCAAATGGTGACTGGGGCATCATGTACTGGTAGTATAAGCGGTAATCAAATCGCAGGAACAAACGCATCTGAATTAAAAGAAAGGCTTGGTATAACAGAGGGTAATGGAAATGCGATATGGAATCCAACCAGACAAATGCAGATTCTTATGGATGATTTGCACCCTTTAACAGAAGATGCAAAGAATTACTTTGCTAAATTGATTTCATCGTTTCTTATCTCTAATTTTCTCAATTTCGCCCCCTAATTCGGTCAGTTTATAATCATTAAAAATAAACCATTTATGACTTCAGCCCTGCAAGATATATTTTGTAGGGCTTTGTCTTTTTATGCCAGCCTGGGTGACAATACATTTGGAAAAACACTTAAGAACATGGAGAAATATGTAGGATTTATCACGCAAGACTTACGGGCTGGAATAGCTATCATCTTTGTCTGTTGTATATTGATTTGCGTTGCTTGTTTATTGGATTTGTGGACAGGTATTGATGCCGCACGTGCGAACAAGGAAAAAATCCGTAGTAAACCTTTGCGTAAAACGGGGATGAAAATAGTGGATTACTTCAGGCTGGTCCTTTTCTTTATTCTGATAGACATACTTGGTTTATGTTTCCCGTGGTATGCATTGCCGTATGGAGCCGTAATAGGTACGTTGGGAGTACTGATTGTGGAAGGCTGGTCAATTGTTGAAAATCTACGGAAGAAAAAAAGCCATGCTGCAGAAGTAGCGGACATGGCTGTAAGGATCATGGAATGTGCGTCACCGGAAGAAGCCAAGAAAATTATACAAACCATAAAAGAGGAGGTTAAAAGATGAAAAAGTTACCACGAGGATTGCGGAATAATAATCCAGGTAATATCCGCAATTCAGATGCAACAGACTGGCAGGGTGAAGTTCCTGCAAACAAGAAGAAAGACAAATCCTTTGAAGAGTTCGAAGACATGGCACACGGCTATCGTGCATTAATCAAGCTACTGCAGAACTACCGCCGGAAATACGGATGTCAGACGATTGCTGACTTCATCAGCCGCTGGGCGCCCAGAACTGAAAACAACACACCGGGTTACATTTCACGCGTATGTAAGGAGATGCAGGTACCGACAAGCTACGTCCCGGATGTGGATGACAAGACAACCATGTGTGCGTTCGCGGCCGCAATTTCCTTGGTGGAGAATGGTATACCGGCTGTAAGGGCAGATGTAGAAAAAGGATGGGCATTGTTATGAGAGCTTTAATCATACTTTTTTTCTTCTTTATGTGTGGTTCGGTGTTTCTCGGATGTAAATCCGGGAAGCACCTTACTTCAGGTAGTCACACACAGATTATCGTGCATGACAAACTGATACCGGTATTCCGTCCGGCTGACTCTGCATCCATCAGAGCCTTGCTGGAGTGCGACTCAAACGGTCGCGTCGTTCTTTCCTGGCTTGACATGGCACAGTCCGAAAATGCACGGCTTCGGTTTAAGTTGGACTCCATGGGGAATCTGCTGGCAGACTTCAAAGTCCCTTCAGATACGGTTTACATTCCAGGAAAAGACAGTACGGTTATTAAAGAGAAAGTCAAGACAGTAGAGGTAGTGAAAGATCTTACTTCATGGCAAAGATTCTGTATCGGGTTTACTGTGATTGCAATAATATTCATTGTGCTGCTTGTCGGTTTCAAATTTCGTTCAATTTTAAATTACTTCAGATAATATGGCTATAGACCAGGTAGCAACCGTCGAAGTCCGCGTAAACGGTGAAGAAGCAAAGCAGGAACTAAAGAATCTGGAGGCAATAGCATCCGGGTTGAAAAAGGAACTGGCTGATGCGTACAATGCCGGTGATACGTCGAAAATCAAGCAGGTTACTTCCGAACTTCGGAAAACGGAAGCACAGATCAAGACGCTCAAAAAAGATACTACGGCACTTACCGAGGTGATGAACAATCTCGATAAGGCAACACCGAAAGAACTTCGTGCCACCCTGGCGGCAATCAATCGCCAGCTGAACAGTGGACACATCAAGCGAGGATCTGCGGAGTGGAAATATTACCAACAGCAGGCTAAACTGGTTACAGCTGAACTCCAGAAAATCAAGACAGAAGTTCAGGAGACAGAAGGGTGGCTCACCAGGTTCAATAACGGTTTGAGTAAATGGGGCGGTTTGCTTGCTACAGGTGCAGCCACCATTACAGGTATGTCCATGGCATTGAATACCCTCCGCAAGAATCGGGACTCTAAAGAATCCTCCCAGGCGGAACTGAAGGCTTTGACTGGATTGGATGATTCATCTATTCAGTGGCTTACAGAACAGGCAGAGCGATTGTCTACTGCTATGGATGAATCTGGACTACGCATCCGTCAGTCATCCGACGAAATCCTTCAGGCATATATGTTAATCGGCTCCAAGAAACCGGAGCTGCTGAAGGACAAGGAAGCACTGAACGCGGTTACCATTGAAGCGATGCGTTTGGCTGCAGCAGCCAAAATCGATTTAAAGGATGCTGTAACGGCTACTACCGTTTCTCTGAATATGTATGGTGAATCAGCCGATCAGGCGGCGCGTTACGTGAACGTACTGGCTGCCGGATCTAAAGAAGGTGCAGCCGATGTGTCAGCCCAGGCTGCCGCGATTAAGAATGCAGGTGTGGCTGCAGCTGGCGCTGGAGTCAGCATCGAAGGTTTGCAAGGTACTATCCAGATGTTGGCGGAGAAGGGACTGGAGGCGGAACCGGCCGGTACCGCACTCCGTAAGTTTTTCCTGGTATTACAGACAGGGCCGGACGAAACTAACCCGAAAGTGGTCGGCCTTCAGACAGCGCTTGAGAACCTGAATAAGAAATCTCTGACAGCGGCACAGATTCAGTCCATGTTCGGTGAAGAGGCATTCTCAGCGGCTACCATTCTGATAGATAATGCAGATAAGGTTCAACAATATACCGAGGCTGTTACAGATACCAACATCGCCATGGAACAGGCTGCCATCAACTCCGATACCAATGAGGCGAAAATGGCCCAGTATCGAAATCGAATTAAAGAAGCTGGGATTGAATTGGCAGAAAGGTTAAATCCGTCCTTGTCAATGCTGACTGGTTGGACGACAAAGATTATTGTGGCCCTGCCTAAACTGATTGACTGGTGCATCAAATACAAGGATCTCATCATACTAACAGTTGGAAGTTTAGGTACATATATGGTAGCTCTAAAACTCGCTACATTATGGGAAGAGAAATTTAAAGATGCCAAAGCTGCAAGTATTATAGTAGATAAGGCTAAAGTAACATGGACTAAAGCAGTGACAGCTGCTTCATATCTACAGACTTCTGCAATGTTCTTGCTAACCACGAGAATGTCAAATCTTACAACTTCTATAAGACTTTCTGTTGCGGCATTGAAAATGTTCTTCACCACTCTAAAACTTAATCCTTTCGCAGCCATATCGACAGCAGTTACAGTGTTGGGATTTGGTATATATAAGTTAATAACTTATACAAGTGACGCAGACAAGGCTTTCAAAGATTTTTCTAAAAACAATACACAACAACAAACAGAGCTTTACAAACTTTACGATGCAATTAGAAATACTAATGAAGGTAGTAGGCGCAGGATTGAACTTATAAAAGAATTCAATGACAAATATGGTAGTTATTTGGACAATCTTCTTTCTGAAAAAGATTCTGTTCGTGATATAGCAGAAGCCTATAAAGATGTTTCTGTAGCCATACAGAATAAATTAGCTTTAGAGGAAATAGAAAAGAGGAAATCAGAAATAACAAATAAGTCCCTTGAAGATAGAGCCGATTCCATGGCTGAATTTCAAGGCATTTTATCACGTAGACTAACTTCATCTACAACTGATAATATCAGAAATGTAGTTATAGGCTATGTAGATGATATGGTAAAAAAAGGATATACGGAAAAACAGATTGCAGATGCCGTGTCCAAATCATTATATAAGAAGTATGGCAATTCATTAAAACTCTATGACTTGTCAGACGCTAAAGATGCTATAAAAGATTATGTATCTATAGTAAAAAATGATTATGACCGTATTGCAGAAATAGAGAATAAATTTAGTGCTTTAATCGTCAAGACTAAAGATAACCAGAAAGCTGTTAATCAATTAGGCGAAATAATCGTAACTCCAGATAAAAATGGTAATACAAATACAGATATAACAACAATTCGGACAGATAACAAACCATCTACGATAGAGGCTGCGTCCACCGCAGAGAAAAAACGCTACTATGATGAACTAGCCGACCTGAAGAAGTCATATCTCGTCAGTGACGAGATGACACAGCAGGAATACACCCGCTTCATGGAAGACCTTGAGATGCGCCACCTGGAGAACATGATGGCCATTGCCGGACTAGAACCGGAAAAGCGTCAGCAGCTCGAGCAGAAAATACTTGAGATGCGGATCAAGTTCAAAGAGGAATGTGCTCGGTTGGAACAGGAAGATGCCGACAAAGCATCCGAAGAAGCTTTTACCAGGATGGAGAAACAGTACCAGCTGGAAATTCAGGAAGCTACCCAGAAGCATTATGAGCAGCTGACATCAGAAGAAGAATATTGGAAACAGGTTTCAGACATTCAGGACAGGTATTACAATAGCTTGCTTCAATCAACACAGATATCAGAGGAGAAAAAAGCCGAAATCATCAAGGCAATAGAAGACAAGCAACTTCAGGACAGTAAGAAGGTCTATGATGAAAAGGTACGTCAGTTTGATGCTATGAGTAATGCGATGCAAGGTGTAGCAACAGAATTGGGGCAAGGATTGGCTGAGTTTTTTGCAGGCGAAGAAAAAAGTTTCGGAGCATTTATGGCCAATATTTTGGTGATAATGTTGAATGCACTCGAAAAGCAGTTAATTGCTACTCAAGCAGCTGCCATTGCGGAAGTGACGATTAAAGATATCACTTCAAAAGGTGTACTTATTGGTATGGCTACTGCTGCTGCAAAGATAGCCCTGATAACAGCTGCCTTCGAGACGGCCAAAGGTATTTTGGGTAGTTTTGACACAGGTGGTTATACCGGTGACGGTAGATGGGATGAGCCGCGTGGTGTAGTACATGCTGGAGAGTTTGTGGCCAATCGTTATGCAGTCCGCAACCCTGATATCCGTCCGGTACTTGATTTGATAGACCAAGCACAACGTAATAATACCATCGGTAGTCTGACTGCCAAAGATGTTTCAGCGGTTTTGTCTGGTAATTCTACTACTACAAACAATAATTATTACCAACAATCGGCTTCATCGGATAATGAGATGACGGCTGTTATGATGCAGAGTATCAAATGTATGGATAAACTTCTCAAACGGTTGAACGAACCGATATTTACCTATACTACTGTGGAAGGGAAAATGGGCATTAATGAGGCTCAGAAGCTGGTTACAAAAATGAAGAACAATGCATCAAGATATAATGTAAAAGCATGACACGATTATTTATTGATGGGAAAGAGGTTATCCTATCTTCTGATTTTGAGTTGGACTTATATCGGGAGAATCCTTTTTTTACCCGTAACGGAGATTATACGTATGATATTGATGTCGATCTGTATGTTCCACAGAATAGCCTGTTATACAAAAGTATAAATCGGACTGATGTAACTTCTAAATTCAGTAACCGTTCGGCAGTGGTTATTGCGGATGGAGTTACAGTGGTCAAAGGGACTGAGATTGTTCTTTCTGTAGACAGTCGGTATGCAAAGATTCAGATTGTATCGGGAAATTCGGAGCTCAATTATATCAGTAGTAAGGAGAGTATAAGGAATTTGAATCTAGGTATGATTACTGCTACGAAAGAAGAAGCGTTGATTGGCTTGGATTACTTTTTTCCGGACAGGAATTACGTATATCCTCCGGTGTATGTTGGATATAAGGATAATCAGAGTTTCTCTTTCAATAACCAGATGACAATTCAAGAGACTGGTACGATTTATAATGAGGATACTGTTATGATTCCTCAGCCGTTTTTCTTATTCGTTGTTGAGAAGGTTATAGAGGCTATAGGTTACAGATTACAGGAAAATGAACTTCGGAATGATCCCAGATGGTGTAGACTGATTATGATAAATGGGATAAAGACGGAATCGATAGCGGAGATGTTGCCGGATTGGACAATCGATGAGTTCTTGGATGAAGTGGAGAAATTTTTCAATTGTGTAATTCTCATAGACCAGACAGAAAAGACAGCACATATACTCAGAACTGATGGGTATTATGCGAATGTGGATTCTATTGAAATAGATATGGTCGTTGATACAGATAAAGAGAAAACATATGATGTCGTCCAGAATTTATATGTTGATTATGATAGTGTTCAATATGAATTTCCTGATTACGATGAATATAAGTACATGTGTTTGGATTCATCTGTGAAGAAGTTGTGTGAGGTCAAAACACTAAACTCAATATATGAATCATGGTCTGAATTGACAGAGAACTATGATAAACATATCATATACCAAGTAGGTGAAACTTGTTTTGTGGGACATCGAGAGAGTGAAACTTCGACTCCTGGATTGAAGGTGGTGGATCGATTTTCGAAGGTCAATGAAACAGAAGAGAATGTCGCTACATTAAAAGTAATTCCTGCTGAAACGTTTGTAGGTATAACAGGAACAATTGGGCCTGTCGGATCTGGAGTGTTTGTTGCTGCTTATGCCCGTAATAATAATGATTATAACAATACAACTACAGATGAAACAGGACTGAATGAATTGATAAAAAACGGAGTTTCTGAAGAAGATGTCCCTGAAAAGTTGTATATTGCATATTATTTAGGTAAACAGGGTGTATTTTCAGCTGCTGGCACGACTCAGGTACAATTGGAATACTGGTTGCCGATGACTGCATCAGATACGGTTTATTATGTATACGAAGATTCACCGCCATACAGCTTCCTTTTAAATCTGAAAGATTCTACATTGACATTGGCGTTGAATGGAGAGAACGGGCTCTATCAGAGTTACTATGCCAATAATGTGAAGGTCAATACTAGGGATGAATACACATTCCGATTTAATTATAGCGGTTTGTTGGATCCTAAACAGCTTTTTCTGATAAACAATAAGTTATATTATTGTAAGCAATTGCATTATGTGCTTAATCCTAACGGATTTGACAAGATAATTGAAGGTATTTTCTATCTCATTGGAGATAGTTCTGTTTAAACCTTGTAGGGGTTCATCGTGAGATGAGCCCCTATTACAGAATTAATTTATGGAATTTTTTATATATTGATGAAACTTGTTTTTACTTGTGGTAAATCTATGGTTTAGTTTAAAGGATTGTTATTTATATATAAGATATTGATTGAGTAGTTGCATGCTATAAAAAATATAATTAAATTTGCAAATCAAAAAGAATTTAAATAATAAGGAGGTAATCATGTGTATTGTTAAAGACGTAACTCGATTCATAGCGAATGGGGCAAGGGTTCTACGTGATTCTTCCCGTGGTGAATATAGACAAGAGTCTGAAATTATTTCTCGATTGAAGGAAGAACTGTTTGTTGAATCTGATAAGATGGACGATAAATCCAAGTTGAAACAGGATAGAAAAAATATTGAGAAAGATGTTCGAGAAGTTTGGGAAAAATTGAAACTAAGTAATGGCTAAACAGCAGATTCAGCAAAAAGAAACCGTCGTAGCCGGTCAAGGCGGTGTAGGCCAACAGGTAGAGAAGACATATACTGTAGATGATAACACATTGCCTTCACCACAAGAACTTGCCGCCTACAAAGATATTGACCCCCGAATAGTTCAATTCCTAATGGATGCATCTGTTAAAGAACAGGAGCATCGACATAATATGGATAAATTAAAATATGAATTGGTTCGCAAATCAGAAAATAAGAATGGTAGAATGAACTGGTGGGGTATGGCATTTGCTTTTTTATCTATCGTGGTTATTGTGGCCCTTGCTGCTTATGCTTTATATTTGGATAGACCATGGTTTGCCGGGCTATTAGGAGCAGGTACATTAGTTACAGTAGCTTCTATATTTATCAACAGAGACAAACCCGACGATGTAAAGAAAAAATAAATCTATAATAAAGGCGGAACTAAAAAAGTTTCCGCCTTTTCTTTTGGTATTTCAAAATTAATCACCATATTTGCAGTGCTAACTCAAACATATATAACAACAAATGCAGGACGTTGAGCTTGCATTATTTGCAGGCATTTTTTATGTCCGCATATTTTAGTACCATTAAGATATTGGTATCCGTGTACCCCCGTCGCAGTGCGTTAATGCGCCTGCTAGCATTTGTTGTTGAATGTGAGTTAGCAGCGGGACA